CGTTCCATCGGTATTGCAGAACACAATCTGCTTCACAACCCACGCACGACCAGATGCAACAGCGGAACCCAACGTAGAGTCCGCTGTTGCGGTCAGTTTGACTGGCCCAACCAGTCGCTTCTCAGTGCGGTCACCTACAGCCAATTTATGCTCCTACTTTCATGGCCCTACGTCACAAGTAATGATTGCCGTAAAAGCGCTGTCGTTCATGGGGTTTGTTGACACCGTTGAGTTTATCCACTGGCTTGTACCCGAACTGTAGACAAGCGCCTGACCATTCGCCGGAGTGCCAGTAATCGTCACATCCGTCAAACCATCAAGCGTCTGCGAACCCTGAGGACCTTGAGGACCTTGAGCACCCTGCGGACCTGAAGCACCAGTTAAACCAACAGCGCCTTGCGGTCCCTGAAAACCAATAGGACCCTGAGCGCCCTGCGCACCTTGAGGACCAGTATCCCCCTGAGGGCCCTGAAATCCCTGCGGACCCTGAGCACCCTGCGCACCTGTATCCCCCTGGGGTCCTTGGAAACCCTGCGGGCCCTGAGCGCCTTGAGCGCCCTGTGCGCCCTGTGCGCCCTGCGGACCAGTATCACCCTGCGGACCCTGCGTACCCTGAAAGCCTTGAGGACCCTGAGCACCCTGGGCACCCTGAGGTCCCGTATCACCTTGCGGTCCTTGTGTACCCTGAGGACCCTGTGAACCCTGAGGACCAGTATCCCCCTGAGGACCTTGCGCTCCTTGAGCACCTGTGTCACCTTGAGGTCCCTGAGCGCCGGTCGGTCCCTGAGCACCTTGAGCGCCTTGTGCGCCGGTTGCTCCTTGAGGACCCGTATCTCCCTGTGGACCTTGGAAACCTTGAGGACCCTGTGAGCCGGTCGCTCCTTGCGCTCCTTGCGCTCCCTGCGCACCCGTGGCCCCCTGAGCACCAGTAGCGCCTTGTGGGCCTTGCGTACCTTGTGGGCCTTGCGTACCCTGTGCACCTTGAGCGCCTTGCGCTCCTGTAGCACCAACAGGGCCAGCGTTACCTGTGCCGACAATACTGATCTTGTTGCCAACAGACAGCGCTGCCGATTCCGTTGCAGACGAAACAACGTAGGTATTGTTCGTCCGGTAGACGGTCAGGGTTTCTGTTTCGAGTGCAACCGTGACGGTAGTGGTAGCCATTGCTACCTCGTCACATCAGCAAGAACCGTGACAGTCCCCGAAAGAATCGTTGTAATCACACCGGAAGCATTTTCCTGAAGGTCCCAATACAGGTAGCCTGGGTCTAGGTCGGCTGTGTCTGCCGCCGCAAAAGTGACCTTCATTTGACCGTTTGCCCCGTCAGTTACGGTGCAGGTTCCGGTGATTGCAACAGCGGCAATATCGGGTGTTGAGCGCATCTGGCTGGAGTAGGTGCGGCCAGTAATTGTGATCGGTGTGGTGCCGTCAGACGTAATGGTGACCTCGACGACCTCTGTGTCGCCACGGGTAATCGTCAAATCCTGTTTAGCGGGTGCAGCCATCGGCGCTAGTCTACACTACTTCTTTCCACGGTTCCTGGCTCGGTTCCGTGACGGGGACTCAGACACGATACGACCGTCCTTCGTGTGGGACATGTCGTTGCCGCCTTTGCCCATGACACCCCGTTCACGGCGGACCTTAGCCAACTCTCGGCGCTTTGCCATCTGGCCGGGGGATTTGTTGAAGGCTGTGTCGTAAGCCTTCTTTTTCTGCTTGGCTTCAGGGTTGTCCCGGTAGTACTTGGCGGACTTTTTCGGGTTGGCCGCCTTACGGGGAGCCATTACCACTTCACCTTGTCAGCCCAATAAGCAGCAGACATTTTGCCCTTAGCGATGTTTTTGGCGTGGCGGGCTTTGAACGCACGGTTACGGGCGGTGCCGTCCGGTGAACCCTGCACACCTTGCTGGCCGAAACGAATCAACTTGATCTTGCTGCCTTGCTTGGCAAGCACAGCATGGGACTTCTTTGCGTTAGGGGTGCGCTTCGGCTTGTTGTAGCCAGCAAACCGTTCGCCACGGTATTCGATGCTCATTGGTTTGCCGCCCAAGCGTTATCGACAAGGTTCGGGTACTTGCGACCGGCTTTTGCCGCCCGAGCCTTCGCAGCCTTCTTCTGGCTGTCAGTCAACTTGGTTGATTTCTTGTTCGGGTTCTTCTTATCCCAAAACTGCTTTTTCACGATGGCTCCATTTCGACAGCACCAGAATCAAATAATACCTGATAGGCCCCTGGGGTGATGTCTGCCACCTGCCCAGAACCGATCACATAGTTGACGTTGGCAATATTAGCGTTGACGGGTCGTTTGGCTCGAACCCGGACGGTGACTGTGGGAATTTCCCATTTTGGGTTGTCGAGCAGTTCGCCCTTAGGGACGGCTGCTACTAGTTTTTTGGCTGCTTCCGCCCAAGAAAATTTTGCTGTCCCGGCTGGGCGTTTCCGGGGTAAACGCATGTCGTATGCGTCTTGCATTGCTAGTTTCAACTTTTGCAGATTGGGTTCGTCCCACTGGCCGACAGTTTGGGCTTTTGATTTGCCGCAGGGGACAGTCCATTGGGCAAGGTGCATAAAGTCCCGTTGGCCTGTGGATTCAGAGACGATGGTGGGAATACCCATAGCGATTGCTTGCAGGGGCATCAGGCCGAATCCTTCGCCTCTGGTTGCCGCCACGAAACAGTCGGCCTGGTCGTACCATTCTCGTTGGGTTTCTTTGTTCATCCAGTTGCGATGAAAGATGATCTTGGGGTGTTTGACGGTTTCTACGTCGAAGGCGTGTGGGGCTGCTTTGATGTGTAGTTCGGCATCGGGCAGGTTGAGTTCGGTGAAGGCTTTGACAACAATGTCAAGACCTTTGCGGAACCATAGGGAGCCTCCTGCGTGGAATCTGAACGGGCCGTCCGCATTGCGGCCTTTGGATTTCCAGAATGCCAAATCAACCCCGAGTGGTACACAAGTGGTATTCGGGTGGTATTTAGAAAATAGTTCTACATTGTGTTCGCAGGGTACAAGAATCTGGTCGAACTGGCTGAACCACGGGTGCATGAACTGTGGCATCGTGTCGGTTTCCCACATCGTAAACAGGGCACGGTGTTGGCCCTTGAACCAGCCTTTCACAGAAATCGGCATCTGCATATAGACGTTCACCGAAGCGTGTTTGTCAAACACGACATCTTTCGGGGCGTGGCTAATAAAACCGTCAAGCATTGACCCGTAGCCAACCTTGATGTCCCCGACCCCATTCCAAGACTGGTAATTCATGCTGGATAGACTAGCGGTTATGTCCACCCTGTCGATATACATTCCGACATGGAATCGACAACATCTTCTGAATAGATTGCTGAAAAGCATTGAACCGCAACTGTGCGACGAAGTTGACGTTTTTGTTTCGGTCAACCACAAACCCGATTACGACCTGCCGGATTGGGTGAGCCGCCGACAAACCAGAATCAACGTTGGTGGAGATGCCAACATCATTCCCGGCCCAACGCTTGTCAACGGAGAATATGTTTGGGTTATGGGCGACGATGAACAGTTGCTCGATGGGGCAATCAAAGCCTGCCTCTACGCCATCAAATCAAAACCTGGGCTAATTATTCACCCTGACGGCAAGTTCAACATGGGGGTGCCAATTGGGGCGGAGTTCGAAAACTATGGGGAGTTCTGCAAAGCGGCAATGAAAGGCAACTCTGGCAGGTTGATAACGGCGCACACGCTGATTTCATCCAACACTTTTATACGCACCGCCTACGACCCCGCTATTGCTATACAAAAAATTGACACCCGTTACGGGTTTCATTATGGGATGCTCAACAATCTGTTCGATAAACCTGTTGCGATTGCGCCCCGACCCACGGTCCGCTACGGGTCAGAGGCCAGCATTTTTCTACAACCCAAGGAAATGATTGACGAACACATGGCGGCATACCCGCAGGTTATCTACGACATTTTTGAGTGGGTCCAGGAACGAACAGGTGTGGAGATTCCTCGCAGTTGCTACGGGCGAGGGTTTGATTAACTGGCTTCAGCCGGAGCCGACTTAAGCCCTTCAATCTGCCACTTCTCGGTGGCGTGTTTCTCTAAAATGGCTGCACCGTCAATCTGTCTTGGCTGCAACCCCTGTTGACGTAACCGCTTGTACGCAGGCATATCTCGCTGCCAGCGGCGTTCACGGGCGTTCGTTTCACCAACAACAGAACCTCTGGTGGTGGTGGTGTTTGCGCCCATGCGGACACCAAGAATCTTGCAACCGAAACATCCGTCAACATCTGTCGGGTGGATTTCCCTATGCTTCAATGTAGGCCCCGTATCCTGCTGCAATTAGGTCTGCTTCTTCTTGGGCGGTGAGTGGATGGATGTGGCCGCCGTGGTAAATCTTAGCGATGTCGTTTGGGTCTGCCGGGTCAGTTTCAATGAACTGTCCGTTGGTCAGTTTAAAGACATTGCGGCCTCTCGGCCAGCCCGACAGATACGAGAAGATGCCTTCACCGCTGCCGTCGTCAAACAAAACAAATGGGTCGGTTGGTGGACGAAACGTTGCCATTGCCCAAGAATAGCAAGAACCCGCCACCCCAACGATGACGGGTCCTTACTACCAGTTGTGGAAAAGGGTTTTCTCTCCCCATTCGCAACAACGCTAGTAAAACACAAAGCCCCCTCCGACGCAAATCGGAGAGGGCCTGTGTTTCCTTGTCGGAAGAGTTAGGCGTTGCTGCCGATGCTCGAAGCCGACTCGATACGGCGCAGGGCTTCCTGACGGAAGACCGAGTAGCCGACGAAGTGCTTCCAACCCACCGGGCGGAAACGCTTCAGGAGGTCGGTCACCGTGCCGTACACGATGCTCGGCTGTGCGCCGTACTCGCCGCCGAGGGACACGCCCTTAGCGAGAGCCTGACGACCCATGATGAGGGTGCCGTAGACATCGATGGTCCCGGACGAAGACGAGTTGTTCGACGCATCCACGAACAGCGGCGCACGGGGCGACTCGATGAAGCGCACCATGTCGATCATGCCGATCTCGCCGTTGTACAGACCTTCGCCACCGACGTACTTGTAGGAGTCACGCCAGCCGCCAGCGTCCACGTTCGAACGGAAGTCGAACGAAACGTCGGGGTGGATGAATCCGATGTACGAACCGTTGACGGTCGGAACGTTTGCCTTGCGCAACTGTGCGACGGCCTTGCGGACATCGTTGATGTGCAGAACGTCATCGGTGTTGACGGTCGTGCGGCTCGTCGGGTCGGTTGCACCGCCCGTTGCATACAGCACGTTGTCGCCAGCCTGAAGGACATCACGGCAGATCGTGTCAATCGACAGACCGGCGTTGAAGCCGACAGCGTTCGCCGCAACCGGGTCAACCGGGAGGAACGAAGATGCCCGCAACTTGGCGGTCGTGACGGTCGCATTGCCGTATTCCTTGAGGGTCACCGTGACCTGGCTGTCGCTCATCGCAACGGGGGTCACATCCTCGGCTTCACCGAGTTCGGTCGTCGCTGCTGCGAGGTCAGCGAAGATCGTGAACTTGATGGTTGCGCCAGGGTTGGTGGCATTGGTGGCCTGAACGTCTGCGAACTGGTCGTAGTACATTTCAGGGCGAAGGGCGAAGTACGCCAACTTCTCAAAGGCTGTCTGGTCAACCTG